GAGTGGGACCATCCAGATGGTACAGATAAGAACCCTAAGCCAGCAATAGATGCGTGGCTAGCAAAACATAAAGATGATATTGAAATATTACGTATGGGATGGCAAGTATGGATAAGAAAGAAATAGATAACAATGAGATTGATTGGGAATACCAGAATAAATTAAGGCAACAATGGCTAATGGATAATCCAGAGGCTGAATATCAAGGCTGGATGTCAATTTAACAATAGATAAGGAAATAAAATGGCCTCACTTAACAATGTATTAATGCGTATCGTTGCTGTCTTTGCAGCATCTGGTCTGTCTGTAATTGGTGCTGGTGCTATCGCTGGCGTTGATACAATGACAGCAGTAACTGTGGCTGGTCTTACAGCAGTAGCAGCAGTAGTAGAGAAGTTAGCCCGTGCATTTATGGATGATGGCAGACTATCTCTTGATGAAATCAATGCCGCATTCTCAACCGTAGATAAAGGCGCAAAGACAGTTGCTGACACAGAGGTAGAGAATCGTCAGGCTGCAGATAAGCAAGCAAAGATTGACCCTAACTACAACTAAGGAGTAACAGTGGCTGAGAAGAATACAGTCGCAGCATTAGTTGAGGTTGCGAAGAATGAAGTAGGAACCATTGAAGGTCCTAAAGATAATCAAACCAAGTATGGAGCCTTTACTAAGGCAAACTTTCTACCTTGGTGTGGCTCATTTGTTATGTGGTGCGCTAATCAAGCGGGAGTAAAAGTACCTAATATGGTATCTACTGTTGCTGGTGCTGGTGCCTTTAAGAAGATGGGCGTCTGGACTGATGCTAAGAATGCTAAGCCAGTACCTGGCGATATTGCTTTCTTTGATTTCCCTGGAGATAATGTAGATAGAATCTCTCACGTTGGTATTGTAATTGAAAACAACGGAGATGGAACTGTTACTTGTATCGAGGGTAATACTGCTGGCAATGCTAGAGGAGACCAACGCAATGGTGGTGAAGTAGCAGTAAAGGTTCGTGGCTACATTAAAAATAAAAAGAAAGTTATGGTAAGCGTAGTTGGCTTTGGTCGTCCTAATTACACGGGTAACGAAGTTAATGTTGCTGTACCAGTATCAGATACACCAGAATTTCCTGGCACTATTAAGCCTGGAGATAGAAGCAATGGCGTAAAGATTGTACAGAAAGCCCTTGCTTTAAGTGCTGATGGAATCTACGGTCCAAAGACCAAGGCTGCTGTGGTTAAATTCCAAGACAATCACGACGGTATTGATTCCAATGGCATCATCGGTCCAAAAACTTGGGCTGAGTTAGTTAAGTTCCTCTAAGGAGAAAAAATGTTTGACAAAGAAAAAGTAAAACAAATTGCCCTCTCATACCTTCGTGCTGCTGCAGCATCTGCTGTTGCGCTATATACGGCAGGACAACGTGAGCCAAAGGTATTGGCAGCAGCATTCGTTGCAGGTCTAGTCGGACCTATCTTGAAGGCACTAGACAAGTCAGCGCCAGAGTTCGGACGCACAGAGAAGTAGCCCTAATCGGGCTTTAAAGGCCCTTTATAGACTATTTGACCCTTGAGGTATAGGTAATCCCTATATCTTGAGGGTCTTTTTGTCATTTCTTGGCGTGTCGTGTGGCTTCCATAAGTCAGGGTTGTGTGTATAATTATCTTATTAATATAATATAATTAATATAATATAGGGGCGGAGCCCCTTATATATAATATATAATTATAATATATATATCCTAATTAATATAATATTAGGTAGTCGTAGGTGTCGAGTACTCTCCTGTCCTCCACTGAAGACTACCTAACCTAACTACGACAGGAGTAAAAATGTTTAACTTATTTCGTTCACACAAGCAAGAGCACAATGGAATTGAAGCGTTTGCTAACGAACTTACCTATGCAATAGTTGATTTACGTAAAGACATAAAAGGTCTTCGTGAAGAGGTTGACTACTTAATTGAATTTTTAGGCGCAGATGATTAAACTTGATGGATATGAATTACCTGCTCACGTATCTTACTCAGCATTTACAACTTACCTAACTTGTGGTTATCAGTATTACTTAGGAAGATTATTACAAGTACCTGAAGAACCAAGTGTTTGGTCTGCTGGTGGACGAGCATTTCACTTAGCAACAGAATTATACGACCTAGAAAATGAATGAGTTATGGGTTAAGGCTTGGGAAATTGAAACCAAGGATATTGATTTAAGTACTGCTCGTGTTGCTGGGCGTTCAACTATTGCTAACCCAAACAAGGAAGATGCTGTTTGGTGGAATACACAGGGTTCCAAGTGGGTAGACAACTACATCTCTTGGCGCAAAAATAATAAAGACTGGAAGATATGGACCACCCCACAGGGTATCCGTGCTATCGAGTTGGAGTTAAATCCCATCATTGCTGACGTGCCAGTAAAGATGTTTATTGATAGGATATTTGAAGTTAACGGACAACTTGTGATTGTCGACTTGAAAACATCCTCACGTAAACCAATATCTGATTTACAACTTGGCTTTTATAAAGTTGGTGTAGAGATGATGCTTGGTGTTGAAGTCAATCTAGGTAACTACTGGATGTCTCGTGAGTCGGGGACAGGAGAGATGATTGACCTTAGTAGATATACAAAAGATATGCTGGAATACTTTGTCGATGGATTCGATAAGGCTAGGAAGGCAGGTATATTCTTACCAAACCTACAATCGTGCAGTTTCTGTGGACTCACAGAACACTGCCAATTTACGAAAGGCAAATAATGGCAATCGAAGATTGGAAACTACAGGTTTCCTACAAGTCTCCTAATGGAGATTTAATTAATGTTCGTGCTAATACATCTGACGAACTATCAGTACTGCTTGAAGGTGTTAGCGATTATGCTACACAGATTGCAGCAACTGGAAAGTTATTGGCAGGTGCTTACACTGCAGCCCCTTTGGGGACCACTGGTTCAACAGTAGGCATTACGCCCGCAGTTACCTCATCAATCGCCCCGACATCGGAAGCGTCGCCTACTTGCGTACACGGAAGTCGGAAATTCTTGAGTGGTATCAGCAAGAAAAACGGAAAACCGTACAAGATGTGGGTCTGCCCACAACCACAGGGAGCGGACCAGTGCACCCCAGTAAACGGCTAATTCAAGCCGAACTTTAAAATATTGGTAAGGGGATTCTCAATTTATGGGGAGACGGTTTAGAGTCTCCTTACCATTACTAGATAGGAGAGATTAATGCGAACCCTTGTTCGTGCTGTAGGTAGAACAGATATTGGTGGTGAACCACTACCTTCTGTGTTCAGAGCATTTGATAGTAATAAAATTATTTTACGTAGAGCAGAAGTATCTATGCTTGCTGGTACCCCTGGTGTCGGTAAGTCAACACTGGCTTTAGCCTTAGCATTAAAGATGAAAGTACCAAGCCTATATATATCAGCAGATACCAATGCTCATACTATGGCTATGCGTCTTGCCTCAATGATTTCAGGTAAGAATCAAACTGATGTAGAAGGTTTAATGAATACAGATTATGGGTGGACTAAGGCAACACTTGCTAAAGGTTCACACATTGTGTGGTCGTTTGAATCTAGTCCATCACTACAAGATATTGATGAAGAGGTTCAAGCCTTTGAAGAACTATGGGGTTGTCCTCCAGTTGCTATCTTTGTAGATAACTTAATGGATATTGCTACTGATGGTGGCGAAGAGTTCGCTTCAATGAGAGCGATTATGAAGGAGTTAAAGTATCTTGCTCGTGCAACTAATGCTGCTGTCATTATTTTACATCATACTTCTGAGGCTGTTAGTGGTGACCCTTGTCAGCCACGTTCCGCCCTTCAAGGAAAGGTGGCACAACTACCTGCTCTCATCTGTACTTTGGGTGTTGTTGGTACTTCTATGGCTGTTGCTCCTGTCAAAAATAGATACGGCAGAGCAGACGCTAACGCTAATTTACTGACGTGGTTAGCCTTTAATCCTGAGTATATGTTTATGGATGATATACCTGAGAACATATAATGATTGTTGACTTAAGTCAGGAAGAAGTACGTGTGTGCACTATGTTGGCTACTGAGCGTTGGCTTACAAAGTTTGGCTCGATTGACAAACCCAACTATGCCCAAGGCAAAGCAGATGGAAAACTGGAACACGAATTGCTATCTAATGTGCGGGCTAATGTTTGTGAATGGGCAGTAGCAAAGCAATACAACGCATCTTGGAATGTCCCTTGGTACCCCAATGGCCTACATACCAGACGTCAATCCTTGCCCGATGTTGGAGATAGGTTTGAGGTAAGGTCAGTGCGGACACAAACATCTATTCCTTTTTGGGAAAAGGATTTAAACAAATTGATTTTTGGGGCGAAGGTATTAGATACAGATTACTACTCAAAAGTTGAGGTATATGGATACGTTGCGCCTACCCAGTATATGAAGGACGAATGGTATGATTCCTATATTAATGGCTGGCGAGTGCCAGTCACTGAGTTCAAGGAGTAGTATGATACAAGAAGAAGATGATATGACTCAAGAGATACGACAACTTGTATTGCTTGAAGTTAATGCAGAGATACAAAACTTTATTAATAAGATTGAACAAGCAAAGATTAAACCTACAGATGAGTGGGGTGATGGTCTTAATCAAGGATTAGATTGGGCTATTAGAATTCTAAAGAAGGACAAGAGTGCATACTAGTGCCATCACAATCCCGTAAGCATAGAGGTTATCGTAGTCAAAAAGTTTTGGCTATGTACTTAGCGGAGAATGGATTTCCGTATGCCGAAAGCACGGGGGCAGGACGTAGTGGCTCTGATATAACTGGTTGTATTGGTGTTGATTGGGAAGTAAAAGCACGAACTGGGTTTAATCCATCTAGTGCTATTGCACAATTAAAGGAACGTGCAAAGAATGGAATTCTTGGGTTAGTTTGCCTAAGACTTAACGGACAGGGGGAACAGAAAATTAAAGATTGGGTTGTAGTCTTAAGACTTGAAGATGCAGTTAATCTGCTTAGAGAGGCAGGGTATGGTGATAAAAAATGATAACGACCTACCAAGTATCAGAGAAGTACTTACACACTACGGAGCACACATACGACAAACCTACGGGCAAGTTAATCTCAAGTGCCCATTCCACTCCGACACTCACCAGTCGGGAAGTGCTAATCTCAACAATAATATATTCATCTGTTTCGCCTGCGGAATGCAGGGTAACAGTTTGCAAATCATTAGTAAGCAAGAAGGGGTAAACATACGTGAAGCAAAGCATATTGCAGAAAGAATTACTGGGGAAGGCGACGGAAAGTTACGGAGCAAACATTTATCAGGCGGAAGACTACCTAAAAAACAGGGGAATTCCAGTGGAAATAGCACGGCTGGCGCAATTAGGCGTAGTAGAGGAACCTGAAGTTGGACACGAAGCATACAAAGGAAGACTATCCATACCGTATATTACCAAGACTGGCGTTGTCGATTTGCGTTTTCGGGCTCTTCATCCTGCTATTGAACCTAAGTATATGGGTTTAACTGGTGCTGAAACTAGAATGTACAACGTACTTGATATTGAAAAAGCAACAAACTTTATAGGAGTATGTGAAGGAGAACTAGACACCATCACTATGTCTATGTGTATAGGCATACCCTGCATTGGTGTTCCTGGTGCTAATAGTTGGAAGAAACATTACACAAGATTGTTAGCAGATTTTGAAAGAGTATTTGTTTTTGCAGACGGAGACCAACCAGGAACTGAGTTTGCTCGTAGTCTTGCTCGTGAATTACCAGTTACTATTGTTCAATTACCTGATGGGCACGACGTTAACTCAATGTTTGTACAAGAAGGTGCCAGTTATTTTCACAATAAGATAAATAATAAATGAACCTAGAAGACCAGCCACCTCATAATACTTGTAAGGAATGTGGTCAGGTCTTTGAAAGTTCCTTTGAATTGGTTGACCACTTGCTAGAGGACGACGAAGAGTTTGACCCATACCTAGTACTACCTAGCGGATATAGATTGATGCTTGGTTCAATGCTTAGATTTATTTATAACAACGCCAATAGTCCTGAACAAGTCAAGTTAATTACCCAGTCAACCTATGTAACTTTGTTTGCTTCAGAGAATGGCTATGAACCAATTGAAGAATTGATAGAAGAAATGGTGGTTAAGTCAGCATTAAAAGATTTTGATGATAGTCTTAAGACATTATTAGAAGAGGAAAAACCTACCAATGAAAGCGGAGAGTGAAGAGATATGGCAGATTATAACCCACTTGGAAAAACAAGGTTTCCAAATTTACTCGAAGGAGATTTACCAAAACACCTTGTTGTTAACACTAAAGATTCCCCTGCTCTTAACAAACAATTCAAGAAAGATGTAGAGGATACCTTTAATGAACTCGAAGAACTGCTCCTCAGCAAGCACCTTGATTACGGCCCGAAGAATATCAGCGAGTCACCTGGTGGACCTATCAATGGATTGCGAGTACGTATGCACGATAAACTTGCAAGGATTAATAACCTTGTTGACAACAGTAGAAACCCACAACACGAGTCCCTTGAAGACTCGTTCAAAGATATGGCTAACTACTCCATCATTGCTCTCTTAGTCTTAAGACGCCAATGGGATAGCAAAGAATGAAAGAACAGGAATTATTTGATTGGCTGAAGGCTGGTCATTACTCTGACTTAGAAAAATCTAGTAAAGAGTATGATGGTTTTGATTGCACAAGCGGTCATTATAAAATGTTTATTGAACTTAAGTCTAGGAATACTCACTATGATACTCTGCTACTGGAAAGAAAGAAGTTTGATTTTCTAGTCTTGACCGCAGATGTTCTTGGTTATACACCTTGGTATATAAACTCAACGCCTCTTGGTGTCTGGTCTTTTCCGCTTAAGACAGTAGTTAAAGATTTAGAATGGGTTGAGAAATGGTTACCTACTACCACTGAGTTTCAAGATAAATCAAAGACGACAAAGTTAGTTACTTTTTTACCACTAGAGTTAGGCATAAAATTATCGTGATGGATTGGAATAAAATTAAAGAATGGAATTATGTGATAGACGCTGTTGCTTCTGAGTATCACAAGAAATTTCAGATGGTTGAACTAAAAGATATTAAACAATCTTTATACCAATGGTTCTATGAACACCCCAACAAGGTAGAAGAGTGGGAAAAGATTGGCGACAAAGATGCAAAGAATTTAATCTATCGCTCTCTTCGCAACCACGCTTTAGACTATTGTCAGGAGTGGAAAGCCAACACAAGTGGCTACGAAACCAGTGATTTATACTACTATGAGGCTGGTTTGGTCGAGGCTCTGTTGCCTTCTGTCTTAAGGGGTGAGATAAATGTTGGACATAAATTAGATTTAGGTGGTGTCAAAGGAACCTCTGCTCCTGCTGAAGGTGGCAATCTTATGGCTATGATGATAGAGATTGATTATGCTTATTGGAAACTATCTAAGGAAGATAGAAAGATTTTATTCTTAAGACACGCAGAGTCATTAGAGTATAAGTTGATTGCCGATACTCTTGAATTGGGTTCAGAAGATACTGCACGTATGAGACAACGTCGTGCACTTAATAGATTAATTCGTAGGCTTGGTGGATTTAAACCTTACAATGATGTTGACCTAGAAAAGCATAATGAAAATCATAGTGACGGCGAAAAACAACCTGCTAAAACTGAAAGCAAAACTGAGTAGGTCTTTCATTTGTTATCCGTCTTATAGAAACCTGTGCCCTTGAATTGAACAGAGACAGAGTTGAAAACTCTTTCTGCTACATCACCACATACACATTTAACTTCGTGGCTTCGTTCATCTACACTTCTACTTAAGACATAAAGTGCTTGACATTGATTACATCTATATTCATAAGTTGGCATTACTCACACCCATCTATCTCTGTCGGAGCGGTGGCTATCGCCCCGCATTCATCACATACTTGGTCTAACAAATACATTCCCACCTGCCTAGTCTCGGTGTCCCACATTACTTTTAGGTTCCACATCTTTGACCCACAGATACATACAAATGCTGGTTCGCCTCTTAAGTCAAACATCAGTAATAATTATTCTTAATATGAAACCGCCAAGCAGAGCAGGGAGTTTTATACCTATGCTGGATATATTTATAAGTGTGTAGCAACTGTGTCATAGGGTCTTTACTTTTCTCCTTAAGACGTTGACCAATTCCATATGCACTTGAACCCAATTGGTTTTTTGCAAGGTGGTCATATTTTGCCTCCTTATAAAATATCTTATCAAGACAAGCCCACTCTTTATCTTTCCACCCATATCCAACCCAAGCAATCTTTTTAGCCAAGGCTTTGTTAGCCTTCTTCTGTTCCATTGTAGCCTTTGTAGGCTCAGGAGTGGGGGATTTGTGTGGTGCTGTTAGTTTTTGTATAGGGAAAAAAATTAGGGTGATGACTAACAAGGCCGTAGCCACCACCCGTTTTCTTATTAACTTGCTTCTCTTCTGAGCCTTCGTCTGTCGAACTCCGTTAGTCCGCCCCATATGCCAAACCTTTCGTTGTTGGTTATGGAATATTCAAGGCATTGGGTCTTAACATCACAAGCCCTGCATATTCTTTTTGCGTCCGCAGTTTTCTCACCCGCTTCAGGAAAGAAAATTACTGGGTCAACCTCAGCACACAAGGCTTTCTTAGTCCAGTCAGGTGGCAACAAGCCTATGTCTAGGCTCATTTAACCAACCTTAAAACATCTTTATTCTCCCATATCTCAAAGACTTTGCCATAGTCTAGGTCTTCTGTTCTTAAGACAGAATGAGATTGGTTAGTATACAGGAATTCATCTTGCTCTTCAACGGTAAGGCTCTGCCAATTTTCAGGCAATTCGATACCGTCGGGTAGATATATGTCAACAATCTTAGTGCCTTTGACATTGTAAATCACAGAGAATTGTTTCACTTCTTTAACCTCGCAATCATTTTATCTTCGCAGTCTGAGCAGGTGTAGGAATGATACTCGCTATAATCATACTCATACTTGCACTCTTTACATTTAACTATGTCTAACTCTATTCCACTTAAGGCGTAATTATCTCCCATTAAGTAGCGTGGTTCAGGCATTTTGCACCTGCTTTAGTATGGTTTGCTTTACCTCATAGGTTAGATACTTAGCCATATCAGGATTAGTTTCCTCTAGCATAATATTCTTGGCTATTTCTATTGCCTCTTCTTGATTTAAAGCAGAGACATAAATACCGCCATCATAACTGACCCTTACCTCATAGTCTTTATAATCGCTCACTTACTGTTCTCCAATTCTTTTTGTCTTTCCAACATCATATCCATATTGCAATCGTCGCATAATGGTTTGCTGTTGTATTGGTTATACCAGTCAGGATTTACTATTTCCCAACCACAGAATTGGCATATATCTTTAGTCATTTGTTTTCTCCTGTCAGTTCGACTAATCGTTCTGCTAATACTACTAGGCTTTGAAATAAATCCAAGCCCTCAATCTCTTGCTCCATATCCATTTCATTCTCCTGTCTTAAGACATCAATCGTTCTTGGATTTTGATTGCTGTTTGGTCATAACTTTCTGAGGCGTTTCCATCTGTCCCTTCAGTCCACACAATTCTTCTATGGTCTAGTCGAATTGTTGCACCAGTTCCGTATAGGCTCATCAAAAGACTTGCGCCCTCTGTATCTCTTACACTTGCTACGTATTGATTACTTGCGTCATACACTTTCCATTTAGGACTTGCTCCCATTTACTTTGTCTCCTGCTCTTTGTAGGTTAACTCATCTAAGTAGTGCTCTAGTGTCATAAAATCGTGCCCATCTTCGTTCCATTCAACCGCCCACTCAGGGGTTTTGCGAGAATTTATAATAGCACTATCTTCATCTTTCCAGTATAGTTCATAACCATTAAACTCGTCCCAAAATAATAAAACACTGTATTCTGTGTTTTCATATTTAAAATAAATATATCTTTTCCACGCAGTTTCTTCGTGTCTTACTCCAGTTATTTTTATATCTTTCGTTGCATTCATTTTGTTTTCTCCTGTCTTAAGTCGTTAGTTAACCATCTCACCAACGTGAAATGTATTTGAGTGATAAGAGATAAAGTCCTTGAAAGGTTTAGGTTGCCCATCAACTATCACAACTTTATTATCTAGGTCAATGATGGTGTGTTCATAACTTTCTTCACCACCGATTGCGTCAGCGTGTAGTCCATAGCCAGTTTCACTTGTCCAACTATCGCCGATTAATACGCTAACCATAATTCTAGTAGCGTATCCAATGTCGTCCCATCTTGGCTCAGCCATAGAAATTGCATAGGCTAAGTCTTGCATTTTACTATCTCCACCCCAGTGGGAATAAAGAGTTAAGTAATTATCCCCTTGCTTGAAGTGAAAGTTTGTTCTTGCTCCCA